GTGGCACAAATGACTCAACATAGAGCCGAGGCATACCAGTCCAGAGGTAAACTTGAAAATCTTCAGCAGCGGCCACGTAGGTTTGCATACCAAAGTCAAGTTCACCATCCGTTTGGTAGCGATATTTCCAAACATTCGTCCAACAATCATTGTCATTCTGCCAGTCAATGACCTTACCAGGGACAAAACGGTATTGACTGTAAAATGGAACTTCAAATTCTGCAACTGGGTTGACAGAACCATTAACAAGGATCCCGCCAGCACCACACTGCACAGGAAAGTTGTTTGATTGTATAGTACTAAAAGTTCCATTTGAAACAGCTTCATAATGGACTTGATCAATCGTAGTGTATGGTATGTATGGGTTACGAAAGTCCCGCCAGGTTTCATCTAGGTGTGTAGTGCGTGTAATCACACCATTAATAGACCTTGTAGAACTTGCGGGTCCCTGTGGTACCAACTTCCAGCGAACACCTCCACGCCAACCAGAAAAACCCGCTACAACATAGTGCAAAAGCACTGTATTGACATAATTATAGGGTGAAGGAGTAGATGTTTGGTCAGTTGCATTGGGAACATTTCCTCTATACACAGGGAACGCAGCACGACATCCGGCAAAATATTTCATAGGTGTGCCAACGTTGTACCACAAAACACCATGGAAATTGTACCTCTTAATCAACGAACGTAGAGATTTCACACTCTCACCTATGTAAACCTTATTGAGCATCTCATGATTCGTCATTGGCAAGACAAGGTCCTTCGAACCAGTATGATCTGGGTCATCAGAACCTTGCCCAGGTGCAGTATCGTTACTCAATTGCAACATTTCTACACCTGATTGTGGTTCAAATCCAGATTGCGGTTTGAACACTACCCGTGATAAACGTTCTGATGGTACGAACACCTCAAAATCGTCACCAGCACTCACAAAAACATTGATTTCAACATCATTACTCACGGTGGAATTTGGGGTCGTAAGTTCATTGACAACATAAACACCAATCACACCATTACCCTCAATCCATGATGAAAATCTAGTTGTGCTAAAATAGGAACTTGGTGTAGTGATCACAGTTGAATCTTGGATTGGAATCAATGATTTTTCCTGTGCATTACCAATTGTGAGTGTGAAGTCATTTTTCTCTGTTATATCAACAACTTCGAGGTAATTCGTATTGTATTCAGGTGTAGCACTCAGGTAATATGGATCGTAAACGACCTTGATCCTACCTCGATGGTATGCAGAAGCCACAATTTGAAAACGAAACTTGATGGAACCAGTCCAATAGTCAAAAGGCAATGCTGCGGCTGACAATGCGGTATGATGATATCCCGTTGCTGCACCAGTACCAGAAGTATCAAACAATGAGGGTAACAGTCGACAATTGAACAAAAGGGTTTCAGGCGATGCTCCCTCAGCCCATGAAAATGTC